GATAGAAAGTGTGTCAAACGCACCGTTATGACTATCCCTTACAATGCTAAACCTTACTCTAATAGATCCTACATTAAGGATGCGCTAAAGGAGAAGGGTGTAGATATAGATAAAGATGAACTCACAATCACGGTGGCTGCCGTTAGAGAGGCTATGAATACTATAGTTCCTGGACCAATGGCTGTTATGAAGTGGATTGAAGATGAAGTATCTAAAGCTATAAAGAAGGGTAATACATATCTTAAATGGGTAACACCATCTGGATTTGTAGTAAACCAACGTATAATGAAGAAGGAGGTAACAAGACTTAAGCTACAATTACTTGGTCGTTGTGATATCTCTGTAGCTAAGGATAGTAATGAAGTAGATTTAGCTAGACACAAGGCTGCTACTGCACCTAACCTTATACATTCCCTAGATGCATCACTACTGCACCTAAGTACTATCAGGTTTGATAAGCCTGTAGCATTAATTCATGACAGCGTTCTCACACGAGCTGTTGACATGGACGAATTATCGACTATAATAAGGGAAACGTACATGCATTTATTTGCTGAACATGATTACCTTACAGACTTTGCTGCCCAAATAGGGGCAGAAACTAAACCACCGATTATAGGTGACTTAAAACCTGAATCGGTTATTGATTCAACTTACTTTTTTTGTTAATGTACACATTATTTGATAGTTTCTTTACTCCTCCTACTATTGTAGTAGTTAGTGAAGAAAGACTGAAAGCTGCTGAACTTAAAGCTAAGGAAAGGCAATTATTACAAGTTAAAGTACAACTTGAGCAACTACAAGAGTTCTATGATAAACTAGATAATGAAGTAAAAGCATTATCACCTGCTAAAGAGGACGCTAAAGATGCCTAAGAACGTACACGTTACTGATGAGATAAAACTAGAGGGTTTCCAAGCTATACTCGAACCGGGTAAATTTGGTTATTCTTTATCGGCTGTAGTTGATGAGTCAGTCATCGACGAGCTAGAAACTGAGAGGAAAGAAGTCCTTAAGTGGGCTGAATCTAAGCTCAAGAATCCTAAAAGAGCTACACTTAAACCAACACCTTGGGAAGAAGTAGCAGAAGGGAAATATAAAATTAAATTCTCTTGGGGAGAAGATAAGAGGCCACCTGTGGTAGACACAGAAGGCTCACCTGTTACAGATAATAAGACACCGTTATATGGAGGATCTACAGTTAAGCTTGGTTACTATCAGAAACCTTATATCCTTAGAGATGGAGTTACCTATGGTAGTTCTCTTAAGTTGGTTGGGGTACAGGTTGTTAAGCTAAATACCGAAGCAGGTGTTAAAGAAGATGACTTATCTGCTGATCAAGTAGCTGACCTTTTTGGTAAAACAGAGGGTTATCTATCTACTGATGCACCAACAGTAGCCACTACAGATGACGAAGACTTCTGATTACACAGTATGGGCTCAGAAAGCCTATGATAAATTGAAAAATAAAAAGGAACCTAAGTTCCGTTCAAAACTTGAAGAGAAAGTAGCAACTTTATTAAAAGAACTAGGAGTATCATTTGAATACGAATCAACTCAGGTTCCTTACGTTATCCAGCATCATTATACTCCTGATTTCTTGCTCCCAAATCATGTCTATTTGGAAACAAAAGGATACTGGGACGCAGCAGATAGACGTAAAGTGCTTGCCGTTAAACGCGATAATCCAGATATAGATTTGAGAATGGTATTCCAATCACCCTATAATACTATCTCAAAGAAATCTAAAACAACGTATGCTAAATGGTGTGACAAACACGACATACCATGGACTGCATACCACGAAATACCACTTGATTGGTTGATATAATGCTAGAGAAAGGCGAATTTGTAAGACATGAGCCTTGCGATAATTGTGGGTCATCAGATGCTAATTCTTTATACTCTAATGGCTCACGATTTTGTTATTCATGTAGAACTTACACACCCGCAGAGGGTATAAATCTTAATTCACAATCACCACGGACGATGTCAAATGTTACCCTCAAAGGAGAGCCTGAAGCCCTCAAAAGAAGAGGACTCTCTGAAAAAACTTGCAGATTCTTCAGGATTTTCAGAGACGGAGTTACTCTACGCTTTCCATATTACACAAGCGATGGAGTACTTGTTGGAACCAAAGTAAAAAATAAACGAAAAGAATTTACCTATGAAGGAGTTTCCACTGATACCCTATTTGGTCAGCATCTATTCCCTACTTCTGGTAGAAGGATTGTTGTTACTGAGGGTGAATTAGACGCTGCTAGTTGTTATGAAGCTATGTCAGGTTGGCCAATGGTCAGCTTACCGCATGGAGCAGCTAGTGCTAGAAAAGATATCCAGAAACAAATACCACTATTCCAGGGATATGAAGAGATAGTATTATTTTTTGATAGCGATGAACCGGGAATTAAAGCAGCAGAAGATGCTGCACAGGTCTTACCTCCGGGAAAAGTTAAAATCGCACGTATGGAGGCATATAAAGACCCATCAGAGGCATTACAAGCCGGAGACGCAGAGGCGATTAGAAAGGCTATTTGGGATGCTAAACCCTATAGACCAGATGGAATAGTAGAAGGAAAAAATTTATTAGCATTAGTCACAACACCTCAACCCCCATTTGATCATGAATACCCCTTTGAAGGACTCAACAAGAAATTACACGGGATTAGGTATGGTGAACTTACAACAATTACTGCTGGCACTGGTGCAGGAAAGACCTCATTCGTGCGGCAAATTGCAAGTGACTTACTGTGCAAAGGAGAATCAGTTGGGATACTGGAACTTGAAGCAAGTAATAGACGAACAGCTCTTGGATTGATGTCCACAGCAGTTGGTAAAAACTTACAATTAGGAGAACCAGATGAACAAGAACTCACCTCCGCCTTTAGCAGAACTCTTTCTGCTTGGAATGTCTTTCTGTTTGATGGCTTTGGGTCTTATGACCCGAGCCTTATTTACAACAGGATCGAATACCTTGCCAGTGGATTGGAGTGTCGTATTATATTCCTAGATCACCTCAGTATATTATTGAGTGGATTAGATGGAGATGAACGACGTATGATAGATAGTACAATGACTAAATTAAGGTCGTTAGTAGAACGAACAGGTATATCTTTATTCTTAGTATCACACTTACGAAGATCAAACAATGACAATAATGCGCACGAAGAGGGAGGACGTGTGTCGCTCTCTCAACTCAGAGGATCTCATTCCATTGCTCAAATCAGCGATAATCTCATTGGACTCGAAAGAGATCAACAAAGTGAGGGAGGCAGAGGTCTTACAACTGTTAGAGTCCTTAAGAATCGTCTATTTGGCGAGACAGGAACGTGCGGAAAGATTGATTACAACTTAAACACTTGCAGATTTACAGAAGATGAAACTACGGAACCACCAGTTTTCAACCCAGCCACGGATTTTTGATGGAGGGTATGAGCATCCATGGTATAAGCATAATGAGTTAGTGAAAGATAGATTAATTAGACCTAACCCACCATCGCAAGAAGCAATTGACAAAGCAAAATTCGTTGATAAGACCTACAAATGGAGTAGGGACGATAGTATTCGACCTAGAAAGTAATGGTCTATTAAATAACGCATCTCGTATTCACTGTATGGCATTACATTACTGTGATATGGATACTACTGAAACATACAATGATGAAAAAATTCCATCCAATGATCCTAAGTACTTACCGATGGGTAGTCGTTCGATTACAACAGCGATCACGACCCTCGAAACCGCTGATACTGTTGTCGGCCACAATATTATTGGGTTTGATTTACCTCTCATTAAAAGGCTCTATCCTTTCTTTACTTATCCTTCTGTCGTTGTTGATACTTTGTTGTTATCTCGCTTATATCATCCTAACTTATATGATATAGATAAGAAGCATGAATGGAAAGATATGCCTACTAAATTATATGGATCTCATTCTCTTAAAGCCTATGGCTACCGATTAGGTCTACACAAAGGAGACTTTGGTGAAGATACAGATTGGTCC